CAAGATTGGTTGCGGTTGTTGCCGATGTTGCACTTGTCGCACTATTGGCAGAACCAAGAATGTCGATGTTCCAGGTTCCAGTAGCGCCAGAACCCGTGTTAGAAGGAACGCCTAGATTGGTGCGAGCGTCACTTGCTGTAGAAGCGCCAGTACCACCATCTGCAACAGCCAGGTCTGTAATCCCTGTGATCGAGCCACCGGAGATAGAAACCGAGTTAGCCGCTTGTGTAGCGATAGACCCAAGACCGAGGTTCGTTCTTGCGGTCGAGGCTGACGATAGGTCAGAGAGATTATTGGCCCTGTAAGCGTAGGTTGTATCCTGGCCTGTCGCGGTCACTCCTAAGTTAGTGCGAGCATCCAGCGCAGAAGAAGCTCCGGTCCCACCGTCTGCCACGGCAAGATCGGTAATTCCTGTAATTGAACCGCCAGTAATAGATACGCTAGCAGCGGACTGTGTGGCAATCGTGCCTAAGCCTAGATTCGTGCGAGCAGTCGAGGCCGAGGAGAGATCAGAGAGGTTATTGGACCTAAAGGCATAGGTTGTATCTTGACCTGTCTCAGTAACGCCTAAGTTAGTCCTCGCTGTTGCCGCATCTGTCGCACCCGTACCACCACGAGCAACCGTCAAAGTTCCTGTCGTTCCCGCAATAAGAGGAAGGCCAGTACCGTTGGTTAGGGTTACAGCAGAAGGTGTACCGAGATCAGGTGTCGTTAGCGCCGGAGATGTTGCGCGAACAACATTGCCCGTGCCCGTAACGGACGAGAAAGAAAGGTTTCCAGAACCGTCTGTGCCTAATAGGGTGTTGGCAGCACCATCAGCAGAGGGAAGTACAAAGGTTGTGTTGGTGGAGATAGAAGCGGCAGCGCGTAACTCAACGTAGTTAGAACCGTTGTCTGCATCCTCACCGAGACGAACGCGACCTGCGTTAGCCGTTACACCCTGAACCGTTAAAACATCAGAAGAGGTAAACGAGTCGCCATCTAAGCCTGCCTGTTGATTCTTGAGCTGCGACATAAGCTCACGAATCGCGTTATTGATGTTACTAGGAGCGCAGCCCTCAGCAATATCGATGCCATCAATATCGGTGTTGTTGCCTGGAGTTGAGGAGAACTCGGAAATCTTTGTCTTTGCCATGATTACTCCGCTAGCAACGATGGGGTTAAATAAGCCCCAGCGCCATACGCCCCTGCGCTTCTTGCGCCTACCGCAGTGCCGCCCATAATTTGACCGACCCTACGCTGTAAATCTGCCATCACGCTATCGTCCTGTAACGCCCTTCTAACAAGAGTTGGGTCTGTTTCAACCAAAATCTTTGCAACACGCTCACGATCAGGCTCGGAAAGATTTTGAGTTTTGCTACTCAGGATTTTACGGGTTACGTTCAATAAAGCGAAGGGATCTCCGCTCATAGCCGAAACCATCTCCTGAGCAGAAACGTTAGAACCAACTTTTTGAGCCTGTAACAGGCTAGGAGCAGTTTGAGATCCACCAAGAACCGAAGTGGCTGTTTTTTGAGATTGAGACGCAAGATCAATTTTCTTCATCAAGTCGGAAAGCGAATCTTGAGGGTACACAGACCTTAAGATTTTTGCTTCTTTGCTCTCAGGGTCTGCGAGCGTTGTCATTAAAGACTTGCGCTGCCCAGTTGTGAACTTGTTGCGGAATGAGTCCATAACGCCAGAGCGATATGCTTGTAATTGCTGTGCGTTTAGTCCCTGAACTTCCAAATCAACCTGGTCTGCACTTTTCGTAAGAGCTTTCCTGCCCTCGCCAAAAGCGTCTCTTGCTTGACGCAATGCAGCAGCACCTGCCCTGGCTTTGGCTAATGGCTGAGATGCTGCGTCCAGTGCCGTTTTGATGTTTAACTCAAGGTTTTTAAGGATCTCTCCATAAGACCCCTGCCCTGCTCGATAGGCTTGATCTGCCTCGTCGCGCAAAGCCCTTCTTGCAATCTCGAAATCTTCAAGTGTTGCGCCTTTATCAAACTTCACATTGCCATCAACAACCTCAAAAAAGTTTTTCTTACCTGTTTCTGCTCGGTAATTGCGGTTGATGTTTTCAACTACATTGGGAACTTTTTTGATTGCATCGCCAAAGGCTAGTGTTAACTCAGGAGATATGATCCCGCCTTGTTCAAAGGCTTGTTTGTATGCCTGGCGCTCTGCTGCTCTTGCAGCGTCATCAGTCATCTTCATGGAGCGAAGCACGCTCTTATTAACGCCAGGCGTTAATCCTGCCTGCATCATGCTTTGAGCAGACTTTCTAAACGCTTCAGGTCGGACCGTTAATGCTTCTCTAAGAATATTGGAAGCAGAGCCACCCTGTGAGTACAGCGCACGAACCGCTGTTCTCAGCGTCTCGTTTTCTGCCATGATTTCGCCCTTAGCGATACGATCAACGATCTCATCTGTTGTCATGCCGCTAGTGCTTGCGAGCCTTTGGATTTCCGTTTCGACAGCCTTACTTCCTCGACCGCCTATGTTGCGCCTCGCCCAATCAACAACCTTGTCGGCAGTAAACCCAAGAGCCTCCATGCCCTTCTGAGCAATCGGACCTAGCGCAGCGCCTGTAACCGCTCCGGTAACCGCACCAGCGCCACGCTCTTGCATACCACCCTCAGCAGACGCAAATCCAGTTATACCACCTTGCGCTCCACTGAGCGCAGCAGCGCGTCCTAACGTCATTGGAATAGATGCGCCGCCAGTAAGCGGAGCGGTTAGTAAACCCATACCAGCCGCACCCATCAATTCAGCACCAGTTGATTCAACGGGCTGTGCTTGCTGGTAAGCCTTGATTTTTGTACGGATCTCGCTAAGAACCTCGTCGTACGGCCTTCCCGTCCATCGAGAAACAATCGCGGCCTCAGCCTCGTCAGATGCTCCCATCGTAAAACCTTGGGCGGCAGTACGAAGTCTTTGCGTAGGAGGCTCCTTTTGAGCTTGCATTAGTGCCGCCTGATACGCTTGCTCGTCCGTAAGTTCTTGCTCGGACTCTACGCGAAACCGACCTTGGCCTGGAATCTCGACGCTGTAGGTTTTCATTAGCGTTCCCTAGTAACTCTTACGCCTGGAGGTAATCCGGCAGAACCAACGGACCTAAGCCCTTCAAACTTGCGCCTCAATTGATCTCCAGACGTTGTGTAAACAGGAGACGTTTGCCTAAAGTTTTCCAAAGCCCTGTCTTGTTCAGCCTTAGCTTTGATAGGGTTTGACGCAATAATTTTTTCGTTTTCTTGAACCCATCTTGAAGAGAAATCAGCGTCAGCAAGTTGCCGCTCCGCTTTAACTCGTAATGCTTCGAGTATTAGTTTATTACCTTCAACTGACTTGGATAATTCCGGCGATGATTTAGCAATAAACGCCAAATCCTTGTCTGTTGGATTTGCGCCAAGCGATTTAACCTGCGGCAAAACAAGCTGCGCCGTAGCCGCCTGAACAGCCTCAATACCAGCGGTTTCTGGAACCTTAAAGTTAGGATCAATTGCCTGACCAATTCGATTAAGAGTTGCCCTAGACTCGGCCCCAAAACCTGTTTTTACTCCAGCATCAAGGAATCCTTGTAGCTGACCAACAACACCAAGCGTTGTTCTTGCGTTGCCAGCAGCCTCTTGAATACCCTGATAGCTAGCAAAAACACCTTTGCCAAATTCACTTTGAGTCGGGACGTTAACCCCAACATTAGTCGCCCCAGCTTTTTTAGACTCTATGACACCTTTCTGCCAAACGTCTTGCCTTTGTTTTGGGGTTAATTTTGCAGGATCGCTAGTGCCATATTCACTAAGGGCATAATTTGCCGCCTCCCCTGTAAACCCTTTGCCGCCAGCATCCATAACTCTTACTAAAGACGGTGTTTTTGCATTTTTGTCATAAGCAAAAATACCCTGGTCTGTTGACATATAGCCCATCTCAGACTTTTCTGGGACGGTATGCAGCACCTGCCCAGTTACTTCGTCCATGATTACATCACCAGGCTTGTAAACCTTTGTTTGCGGTTTAGTAAATGATTGAATCTGTTGGCCCAGCGGAATAGCAACCGTGGGCGACACACCGGCAGCAGTTGCTCTTTGCAAAAACTGTTGAGGATCAAATCGAGCTGGACCCGTAGCAACAGAAGGAGTTCTCATTTCCATCCGCTCAAGATCCGTCAACTCTCTTTGAGGAGCGACCATAGCGCCCTGAATAAGGCCAGGTAATGCTTGTTCAGCTCTTTGTTTCTTCGCCATCTCGCCAAGCTGTAGCGCAGTCATCTTGTCCTGCACCGCTTGCTGCACAGCACCACGATAGGCTTGCTGGCCTGCCTGTAAACCTTGCGCCACAAGCTCGCCCGTAGACCTTCTAACAGGGCTTCTTCCAGATCCGGCCAACAGAGAAAGCCCTAAGTTAAGCAAACCTTGGTCTTGTGCTTGTTGGCGTAACTTCTCCTGCTCTTCAGCGCCTAACAGGCCACCCATGTAAGAAGGCATGTCGCCAAATATGCCGCCAAGGAAATTAGATGTAGACACAATTACCTCCCAAGCAAGCCAAGCAATCCACCTGCCGCTGCGCCCAACCCAGTACCAAGACCAGGAACCATACTGCCTAATCGAGCGCCTGTTAAAGCGCCGCCTAGAGCACCTGCCAGCGGATTAGAGTAGGTCGGCTGAATAGTCTGCTGCCCAGCAGGAGCGCCATAAGCACTCGACAAGAACGACTGTAAGTTCGCGTAAGGTTGCTGTTGTTGGTAGTTGAACTTCTGAATGGCATCCGCAAGAGCAGCCTGTTGGTATTGCTCTGCTGTCTGACCAACCTGAGCAAGTTGTGCAATGTCCGTGTAGTCCTGAGCAGCAAGACCTGGCGCAGCACCGATAGCCGCCTGTTGTCTAGCCTTCTCTTGCTCGTAAAGGTTTGCACTGAGACCAAGCGCAGACTGCTGCCTTGCTCGCTCGTCTGCATAGTTCTGGTAAGCAAGCTGACCAGCCTGAGAAGTTAGCGCATTTGCTAACGCGCCCTGAGCACGAGCCTCTTGAGACATCAAAGCCTCGTTCATCCCGTAGCGACCAGAAGCAGACGCTTTAGACCTCATTTGGTTGATTGCGTCTTGATAAGACTGCGTTGCTTGGTTAAAGCCAGGCTGTAAGGCTTGCGTAAGGTAAGGATTCGGGTTGAGGTAACTACCTGTAATTGTGCTTTGCAACAACGGGTTAAATTGACCTTGTAAAGCTGTAGCCTGAGCGCCGCCTATCTGGCCTGCAAGTTGTTGTTGGGCTAAAGGTACAAGCGGATTGCCTTGCATAGCCCTTGTCTGCATCGCAGACATTGCTGCCTGAGTCTGTTGCGATGGTCCAACGTACGTCTGCCCTGTGTAGGCTTGTGGGCCTCCAGTTGCGTATAGACGTTGAGCCTCAGATAGGCCGTACTGAACGTACGGCTGCATAGACGGATCTAATTCCGTCCTGGTTACTGTGTTTGTTGACCCGCCAGACATATTAAACCTCTCTTACCCATTTCCTGGGCCTGAAACCCAACGCTTGAGCTTTGCGATCCCAGCCTTTACGCCACGAATCAAAGCTGATAGTCCTTGCGCCACCTTCTCGCGCAATGCGGAGAACATGATCCATGCCTGCATCAAAATCTCCCTTGCCATAAGCGCACCAAATATGCAAATTATCGCCGATAGGCTGCAAAACAACAAAGCCGCAAGGATAAGTATCCTCAACAAAGACCCAAAGAAGTGATCGCCCTGCAAAACAGTCCGCGTAAATGTCTTCGGGTATCCATGCTTCTGGACTCTTTCTGAGAATGACTTCCAATCCCTGCCTAACGAACGGCCAGATCTTGCGAAGATTTTCCGGCTTAACGTATTGAACATTCATCCAACCACCACATAACCGTACGTCTTATCGGAGGTAGCGTTAGGAAAATGCGTAATCGTCGCGGAGCCATTCGTAACCGAAGAGATATACACCCCACCGTTAGAAAACCCCCCAACAAACTGCATCGTGGCAATCACAGAAGGAGTCGCAGGTCTCGTCGGACTCGTTTGAGTGGGGATGTGCTCGATGATGGCAAGCGTTGATGTTGTAGACCACATAAGCTCAATGTAGTCATTGGCCGCCAGGTCCAAGAAGATGTTAAGCGCAGCAATGATGTGGCCTTTGACCGACCCGTGTTTTGAGTCAATCGAAAACTTAGAGTTGCTGTCAGCAACGTCAGTGCCGTTTTTTCTTATCCAAACATCTACATCCTGTATCTGCGAGTCATCGTTAGCAAACTGAATCGAGAACTGGAAGTTGTACTTACCAGCAGCCCTTACATTGATCCTCGACGAGTTTGATAGGTAGACGTTATTAGACAGGTCGGTGTTAGATAACGTAATGGCATAGGCTGTTGTGGTGCTTGCAGCGGATTGGTCTGTAACGTCAAAAAACGACCCATAAGGGACCGCATCTGCGTAGGCATTGGCAGAGTAAGGAACGAGGATGATCTTGCTTTCTACCCCTATTCTCGCGTCTGTAATCGTGGTTGTGGTGGCGTTTCCGGTATTAAGCGTTACCGTTCCCGTGTTGTTTGTCTTACCGTCCATGATGTTACGGACGATTTCGGCAACCGCTCTCGCATCGCCACCAAACGGAGGCAGCGTACGGAAGATCATCTCAGCCCCTGCGGTACAACCGTGACATCTATTCCAACCGCAGAAGTCCAGACCCCAGAAGGCCTTACCTGCAACCGATGGTAGGTTCCAGAAGAACGCAAACCAATGCGGTTGTCATCGTTTGCCGTGTAGCTCGAACCCGTAAACTGAGCAACCTGGCCCAAACGCTTTCTCGACGAGATTTGCACTGAGCACGATCCCGTATCAATCACGGGTCTTACTAGCGTCACTACGCTAGGTGTATCGTTGAGCGATAAATCAGGTGTAATGATGTTTGCCGTTAATGCCGACCCAGAGAAAGCCACAATCTTCGCGCCTAGCGTACCCGTAAGCAGGTTGGATGTGACCGTATATCCAAAGGAATCAAGGCTTGCAGGAAGCGAATCAATGCTTCCGTAAGCGTCTAATTGCTCTAAGGTTAAGCCAGACGAAGAGGTTGTTGTGATGGCAGTCGAAGATGAGATCGTGTCTACATTCACTTCACCATAAGACCACTTGTTAAGGTTGAAGTTGTAGATCAGGACGTTGGTTGATTGACTTGTTGTCTTAAAGCACCAGATAACAAGGTTTTTAAGCGGGTCAATCGCAGCGCTCATCGTAGATAACTGCGATATATCTACGTTGTTAAAGAACCACCTGTCTACCTTCTCGACAGAAATAGACTCGACTGCCTGACCATTACAGCGATAAAACCCGTCATCAGACAAAAAGAACGACATGCCGCCATACTGGATGATCGAGTTGGGCTCCATACAACCTAAGCCCCTAGAGATCGTGTCAAACTGGAATACAAGAGGGCTTCCAACGTAGGACATACGGACAACCGCACGATCCATGTACACCAATCCATACTCACCACCCGTCAACCCCTTCACATGCCCACCGTCAGGAATGTCCTGGTAGTCAGACTGTGTAAGAGCAGACGGGGTCCAATCGGTTTCATCGCCCAACGCGCACCATTCGACACGGTTAGGGTAAATCGTTGCCCCGTTGTTAAAGCCTGCGACCACAAAGTCTCTAACCGTAGTGACGTACCGAGACTTAGGAGCAGCAGCACCAAGGTCTGCAAAGAGCGTCGATGAGCCCATGAGGTAGCCCTGGAGCCTGTCACCACCGTTAGCTGCAATCACTCGGTTGCCGAATTGGGTAAACCGCCACTTCTGGTCCGATGGCGTTGTGTAGCCACCAGACTTTGATACGTCAGACAGAGCTAAGTTCGTACCTAACTTGAACAACTTCGTATCACCGCCAGCAAAGACCGTAACTGCTTCACTAGGTGCAGCAGCAGCAACAACCGAGTTAAGCGTTTCTGATGCTGCGTTAGACCACTCAGCGGGAGCAGGAAGCGGTCCGTATCCTACCTGTTGCGGAATGACGTTCTTAGCATCCACGAGCGCACCAGCCACGCCTGGCTGATCGGGTAACCACTCACCAAAGTTAACTCTCATCGTTTAGCAAGCGCCATCGCAAGAGGAACGCCTGAATACTGGCTCTCCTCGTCGGATCTCGTAAGCGCAGTGATCGCACGATCATACAAAACACCCCAGGTCTGCAACCGAGGGTCATTCATGAGATAAGGCTCAGCCTCTCCTAAAGCGCCGTACAAAAGCGCATCAGGGCAAGTCGTTAGGAAGAGGTTTGTTGTGTTGGAAGTCGAGAGAAAAGCAGGCGCTGCGTAGTAGAGGATCTTAATCGTGTAATTGCTGT